TGTAATTCAAATGTATTAGCAGTCTTATTGTTTATTTTGTACTTCTTGCCGTTCAATTCTGTCATGCCTTTAACTTTTCTAAAGGCTACAGTGTCTCCATTAGAGAATCCATGTGCAGTTGCAGTTATAACTACAGGGTCAGCGGCAGTAGCACCAGATACCGTTACAGAAGAATCAAGAACAAGACTACTGTCTGAAAACCTTGCAAACTCTATATCTGTGCCTAAGTCAAGACCTTCGTCTAAAACCTCTATATGCCTGATTGTCGTACCATTTACGAGTCTCTTTACAGATAACCAAACTTCATCTCTACCTGTTGCAGTAACAGGTGGTATTACAGCTACGGATTCTACCTGAGCTTGTGTGCCAGCAGTATCAGACACTCCACCTAGTATATGCCTATGCCATCCAGTAACCTCTTGGTCTGGCTGATAAGTTAGTCCAAGTAAAGTACCATCTTCTCTTACCATCCATACAATACTATTTGGTTCTTGCTGGAAAGCTATGGCTTTAACCCCACCTTCAGTTATATGTTCTGAAAGTATCGTAAGGTCAGGAGCAATGTAACCATCGACATCAAAGCTAAAGACCATTTGCCTTATTTTTCTCTTAGCTCTCTGAATAAACAGAGTTTGGTTAGCCACTCTAGTAGGGAGCGTATAAGCACTTCCATAAGAAGACTGTCTGACAACTCTAACATTAGTGGGGGTGATTGCAGTATCAACACCACCTGAAACCACAAACTCACCCCCGACTGTTCCAACGAGGAGAGTTTGAACAGCATCTAACCATCTTATTACATTTGCCTGTCCTGAGCCTATATTGTAAATCATAGCATCATCATCTAAAGTTCCTGTTGTCATATNATCCAAGTCACCACTCTTTGTAGACCATATAGTCTGTGGGTTATNAGATGTTGCACCAAACCACAATCGTTGTTCAAAGAGAACNACACATGANGGTGAAGCAGTGCCANNATCAGCGACATCAAAAGGTGTCGTAGCTCCAGCACCGGGGTTAGCATCATAAACAGCTAAATTCCAGCTAGTATGGCTTGCCCTAGTTAACTGTCTTGGAGCATAGTTGGGGTGGACAATCCACATCTTATCAGCATCTTGAGCAAATTGAAGTTCATCTAAGTCTGCCTCAGCATATGTCGTGGTTATAGTAATACCTCCAGTAGCTGTACCACCAGATGAATAGGCTGTATGCCCTGTACCATCCTCTCCTACCAATTCAAAAGTATTGGCAGTTTTATTAGCTATCTCAAAAGTCCTTCCATTGAGTTCAGTCATACCAACAATAGAAGCAATATCAACAGTATCACCGTCAATAAAGCCATGAGCAGTAGCTGTAATAACAACTGGATTGGCTTGTGTCGCTCCAGTAATTGTTTTAGTAGCACTTATCTGCCCTTGATTCCTGTAGAACTTAATATATGAATCACCGAACTCCAACATATAAGACTGAGTAACATTAAACTCGAAAGGAATAAGCCTTTTAGACTTAGAATCATTACGACCTCTTGCTATAAACTTAGAACCCGCTCTTCTTGTAGCCCCACCATGAGGAAAGACTGTCATGTTCTCTACAGTCTTAGCACCATTAGAATATTTATCAAGGTCAACTCTACCCTCTAGCAAAGGAGAAAACTCCCCTGCTGTAAAGTCGGTNAATATCGCTGNTGCTTTAGCCATTTTACTCTATTAGATTTCTATTAATTAGAATACCTTCAAAACCAGCCGCCACATCAGCAATACTAGCATCTACCGATGCTGACATAGCAATGTCTGTTTTTGATGCAAATGGCTCATAATTAAAATGAACCACCTCATGGTTGTTTACTCTTAACATATTCCTTTCATCAACATGAAAAACACCGCCTATAGGTCTTTCCCTTANAAAATGTCTCTACATCTTTAGTTTTATTAGATGCAAAATAATGTTTGAGCATATAGAAAGTACAACTAGCAGGTACAGTATAAAAAGCCATCTGGGTTGCCCCTTCTTCAGGCACAATCATTGCATAAATAACAGCAGGTTTTCCTGCCGTAACAGTTCCAGTGCCATAGTAGATGTTTCCTGTATTANCATTAAGACTGCCATCATTAGTCATAACTTTAGCTCTAATAAATCGTCTTGCCGTTATAGGCACTGATACTGGCGTAGTTCCGTTTAAGTTAGATGTAACAGCTTGAGTGTTAAAGTTTTCGTCAAGATATTCTAGCTGGATTGTCCTTGCTCCAGAACCTGTAACAGCAACATCATTAAAATTATCACTTGAAACCGTTAGTGTCGTTACATTGGCTGTAGGGAAAGGATATTGAGTAACAAAAGAACCAGTAGCCCCACCATTATCCCAGATATCAGTCCTTGTGGTAGCTATTTGTTCGCAATGTCCATATTTTTTTACATACGAGAAACCGGGAACATTACCCCTAGCAATTTGGAGAAAGAAATTTGTGCCATCATTCTTAAATACCTTCAAACTCATAGCCTTGATAGTTCCCATGTGTCGGCTTCTATGTTATCAGGGAAGTTCTCCATAGCATCCATTGTCCTAGCTTCACTCATGGCATCTTTAAAGTTCTGTTTTGCCTCTTCTACAGTTGAAGTGCTGTCAGTTAGAGGTCTTGCCATCTTCCAAGCTAGATTAGCTGATAGAGCCTCTCTAAAGAGTTCATCAAAAAGATTAGGGTCTGTGATTTGTTTAAGATAAACAATCTTCAAAGAAGAGTCACTTACCTGTATGGTTTGTCCTTCTATCTTATAAGGCATAAGGTCGTCTTCTAACCTTACTAATCTCAAGAAGTCTGAAGGTAATTGATATTGAGATGTAAAGCCAAATAAAGGAGCAGTGGATAATGCGGCTAATTCAACTCTCTCCATAGCAAAGTTCCACAAATGTCTGCGTATAAGAGCATCTCTTGTGCTTGCATAGAATTGATTACAGAGTCTCCCAGCTTTACTGTCCTCTGTTAATGCAGTTATAGGGTCTTCACCCAAGATAATAAGTGCATCATTGCATATTGAGATTTCACTAGCCATTGTAAACTCCTAGATTCAGTGTTTAGGGGAGGATTACCCTCCCCCATAACACCGTTATTACACCAAGTAATCGTCTACTCGTGAACTACTGCAAAGTAACCAGAGATAGTACCAGTATCAGGAAATGCTGTGTCGTTTACCTGTGTGGTAAGAACAACACCATCTCTTGAAGAGAATACTTTAGTCTCGTGAGTACCGATAGTCCCACCCGGATTGACAGAACCAGCGACAGATGAATCAACACCATCGTCTAGTCCATTAGGGTCAGCAACTACAGCATTACCATCAAGGTCTGTGTAGGCTTCCCAGCCAATATCCATAGTAGAAGCAGCCCCACCAGCAGAGAAAGAAATCCTCGAAAGAGGAAGAATTAATCTGCAAGTTCCAGGTTGCAACTTCACTGTCCTCATAAGGTCACCAACAGTCGCAATGCCGGACTGAGTGTAGCTGAAGAAGTAAAACTTCACCGCTCCACCCCAAGTGGAAGTATCCTGCAAAGTAGCAGGTTTAGTGACGAAAGCGGCAGTGTATTCAGTTGAATTAGTAGTAGCCATTGTTCACTCCTCCTATGCTTCTAAGCATGAAATTTCTACAACTTTTTTCTCTTCCATACGAGTTGCCCCGATAGACATTGAAGAGAATACTTGTGTAGCGTAGTTTTTGTCAGCTCGTTCAGATATACGAGCTTTCATATCTTGACCGACACCAAGCAGAATACCGTCTTCTGCCCATGCAATTACACCTCTAGTAGATGTAGCAGTAGTTCCAAGCCTTTCGGAATGGAGGAACTGGAATCCTAAGAATGTGTTGAGTTCGCCCTGCACTAAGGCTTTAACTGTATTGAAATCCGAAGATGTTACTGTAGTTGAACTCAGTAGGTCATCTAGCTGAATTGCTGAAACAGCAATGTAACGCTTAATACTTGGGTCTACATCGTTGCCATCAAGAATCTTCTTAGCGGCACGAAGTTTAGCAAGTGTAAGACCAGTAGCCGCCACAGCAACTTTCTGACTTGAAGGAAGAACAGTTGAAGTTCCACCAGAAACGCCAGTGTTTGAAGTACCAGTAGCCGCCGTAATTATAGCATCATCCATTGCTCTACCCATAGCGTGAGCCGCAGACTGTGCATAACTTGAAGTAGGGTCAATTAGCATTCTTACTTTGTCCTCTTGGTCGATAAGGTCAGACCAATCGTAGTCGTTAAGACTAAGGCTTCTCCTAGAGTGAGGAATATCAAGCTGTGGAGTATCTGCATGGCGAGTAGTCCTCTGCCTAGCTTCTACCGTACCAATCTGCTCGAAAAAGGCGGTTTTGCCTGTTACTGATTCATTACGAACAGCACCACGCAATCGTGAACCCTTCTGCTGGGACAGTAGCATAACATTTGCTTTATACTGCTCCACGAAGGAAGTTGTTACCTGAACACTCATTGTGAGTCTCCTTATTAGTAATAATTAAAATTCTAAACCTAGAGTTATCACCAACAAGGTGGCTCAAATAAACAAATAGCTAAAGGGCATGGAATTACTTAGCCAAAATAATTCCGTACAGTTATCCAATAACTATATCAAATATACACAACTTACTATTAGTTGTCAACAATTAATGCTAATTATATGTTAATTATGTGTTGTAAACTTCTTCTCCATAAGGGCTTGAACTTGAGCCACAAGCCCTTTGTGAGTAGGGTCATTAGCGTTCGTATAAGCAGGATTACTCATAATCTCGCCTATTTTAGCATCTAACTCAGCAGGAGATTCTCCTACAGGAAGTCCATTACCGTCTAGTTGACCATCTTCCATTATCATCTTACCTGCATGATTAAAGGCTTTTAAGAGTATAGGGTCATTATCTAGGTTGATTTCTTGCAAGTGTTTTTGTAGTTCTTCCCCACCGAACTCTTTTACAGCCCTATTAGCTATAACCAAATTCTTGTCATAAGCACCACCCCAATCAGTCTTTAACTGAGCTTCAGCCTCTTCAAAAGACTTATGATTCTCTGCCTGGTCAGCACTCATAGAACCTATAGACTCTCCCATGTACCAGTTAAAGAGGTCAGAAGCCTGTGTTGGGTTTAGACCAGCTTTAAGAGCTTGTTCCTTAAAACCGTTCATAAGACTCTCATTTACCTGATAGCCTTCTGGAGTCTCAGGCAGGTTAAGTTCATATCCTGTCGCATCTTCAGGTCTGCCCAGTCTTTTGTAAACATCCTGAAACTCTGAATCGTTAGTAGGCATCGGGATTTTATCCCTGCCTATCATCGGCTGTGCATTAAGATAGGACTTAGCCAAGTTCTCTACCGAACTAAACTTAGCTAGGCTTGGGTCTGCTTTTATTTCCTCTGGTAAGGATGCCTGCCAACTTACCGTTGCCGGTGTCGTTTCTGTTGGTGCAACTTCTGTCGCTGGTGTTTCTGGTGTTTCTGGTGTTTCTTTACTCANTTATACTCTCCTCTATTACGGTTATCATGTCTTTTTGTTTATATTTCATATTAATCAAGATGTTCATCATTACATCTCTTCTCCCTGCTCTGAATGTGATGTTCTCAGGGTTCATATCTGGCTCAAATTCTAGCATATGGCAATAACCCATTAAGTCTGCCAATACCTTCTTCCCATCAGCACTATTAAATACCTTGTTATATATTATCTGTTTCTCCTTGTTAGTCTTCAANCTACCCCCTGTAGATTCTTAGCAACTTCACTTCCAGTCTTCGCCTGTTCCAATTCGTCTGCTTGTTGCTGTTGCTGTTGCTGTGCGGCTTTCTCATCTTCAACCTCTTTATCCGTTTTTATCAAATCAGGGTCAACATCAAAAATAGCCGCATATTCCTTAAAGGCTTTATCCCCATTGAACCTTTGGAGGATAGAAGGGTCAGCCTGAATGAATGGACTTAATGCTTCCACAACTCTAAGCACTCCTTGAGTCTCTATTGTCCTCTGTGAACGAGCTAGTGGAGATTCGTAGAGAACCTCCAATTCAGCACCTTCAGCAGATACAGGGGCTTCTGGGAACGCTCCTGCACGACTTAATATACCAAATACTCTATCAACCATCGGTCCCAAAAGTTCCGTCTGTAACCGACCTAAGACGGGTCCCAACACTCTTAAAGATTCTTCCTGACGCTGTAGAACTTCTGTAGCGGTCATTTGTGGTCCATCATTTAACTGAAGTTGGTTGATAAAATACGATTCTCTTATTCTTCCTCTTATCGAGTCCATTATCTGGTCGCTAAGCTGAATCTGTCCACCAGTTAATAAAGGCTTAATACCCTCTGTGCCAGACCTGAAATAGTTTAATCCGCCGGGAACTACTCTTACTGGACCAATAACTCCATCATCTTCTACAAGTAATGGTGGGTCTACAACCTTTTGAGCGGCTCTTATAGTAGTCCTCATCATCTCATTTAGCATCTTAATGTCTGGCAATGAAGTCATTGAAGGACTCCTACCATAAACTTCCCCCGGAGACTTATTGAACCGTGCGGCAAACATAGGCTCTTCATCAAATCCTGAATCGCTTAATACCTTTTTTTCTGCCTCTTCTACATACTTAGACTGTATAGGCTTATTGTCGCTATTCTTCTTTCTCTTATCAAATACGCCTCTAGGTCTTATCTCATGGATTATAGATACAAGGTCGTCAAATTTGCCCTCTTTGAATTTCTTTTTAGTAGAATCACTTGCAGTAGTCTCCCACTTTTCCATAACCTGCCTAACTGTAAAGTTAAACTTCCTCGAAAAAGTATCTATTTTCCTGTCTTTATTCTCGCTCATAAAGACTTCAGTAAGAGGTCTGGCATCAAAAGTCAAACCACTGTTACTCGAGTTCTCTGTTACAAACATAATGCCTGTGCCAAAAGCACAATACTCTAAGTAGAACTCGTGCATAGCATTAGTAAACCCAGCTTTAGGGTCATTAATAAAAGAAAACATAATGTCTATGACTTCTTCTAAATATCTCTTAACCTCTATGTCTTCACCAAGCTCACCTCGCGCGACCAGATTAAACCATTTAGATCGAGGGNTTAGTGAGCATCCCATGCAAACTAGATGCCAGAAGTTCATTAGCCATTATAGCTGTTGATTCGTATACCTTCTGCATATTCTTATCGCCTTTGGCAATAGGTCCCGCAAAATCAGNCCGNCTAGGATAGACTAATTCAGCAATCTCTTGCCAATGGGATTCAAAAGTGCCTCTAGCACTCTTTAATACTTGATGCCTCTTTACTATATCACCCACCTAATAAGCTCCTCTTCTTTGCATTAACAACATTCTTAGTAAAGTCTATATTCCTAACAATNGAATCTTTTACAGGGTTAGAACCTAGCATTAATGCTTTTACCTAAAATCCCTGAACCTTTCAAATTCTTAGCTCTCTCTTGTAGAGTAGTCGAAACTGCAAGTGAGGGGGCGGTATCAAACATTAAGCACCGAGTAGACTCTTCCGTCTTGTAGGAGCAATATCAGCAATGCCTTGAGCCAAGCCGGGAGTTTTGAACCTTTGTTTTTTTCTTCTGTTTCGTTTCTTTTCAGCTTCTCTCCTTGCAAAAGCTCTTTCTGCTTGTTGTCTCTGTGACTTACCACTATCAATACCTGTTGGAATCGGAGTTGCGACTAAACCTCCCGGTGTTGTTATAGGCTGACCTGGAACAGGAAGGAAACCATCTGGAGCAGGTTGGTCAGCAGGTATTCT